AGGTGCATATTATCATGGATTCAAGATTGGTGTAAGTGAAGGTGCGGGTAATATGTATGACTATCTTAAAGACCGAGGTAAGAAAGGTAAAAAGTGGACAACTGTCAGATTACTAAATGAACCCGAAGATGGTGCCCAAGTTGATATTTCAGACAAGGATAAATGATAAATTGCGAATACTTATTAGTTACAGGAGCACCAGGCAGTAGATGGTCTGGTGTTGTTCGAGACTTCTATTATTCGCCTGATATAAATACTTCTGATTATAAAAAAAATAATTCTTATACCCGAAAGGGTCAAGAATCACCCATGCATTTTGGCGAATATTTTGGTGTAAATCAACAGTATTCAACAAACAGATTAGAATGGGACAAACCATTTAAAGAGAATAGTAAAGGGTTGAAGATAATAAAATCACATGATTTTGCATATCAATTATCTCAACTAAAAGAACACAAACAACCTATGTTGTTAGTTTATCGTGAACCTATTCTTTGTTTTAATTGGTGGAAAGAAGCAGGTGGTTGGGACATTACATATCCGAATTACGAACATTATGGAGACGATGAAATGATGTTTTTAAATATTCAGAATGAATCTCAAGAACTGCAAACTTTTCTTTATTATAATCAAAAAGATATTACTGAATGTGAAAGCACTTATGATATATGTGATGTTTTAGAGATAGAATATCCAGAAAATATTTTTAGTATCACAGGTGGTAGACGTGTCGGTCAATATGAAGAAAAACAAATAAAGGTGTATTTATGGTTACCAGAATAAGAAACTCATTAGCAATGGCAATGACAAAGTTTTTTAGATTTTTTGCAGATACTTTCTTTGCAAAAAGATATGGACACAGAGCAGTTGTTTTAGAAACTGTCGCTGGTGTCCCTGGTATGGTCGGTGGCATGTGGTTACATATGAAGAGTCTACGTAAGATGAAAACGGGTTATGGACCAGATATTCGTGAAATGTTAGCAGAAGCAGAAAATGAAAGAATGCATCTAATGTTTTTCATTGAGATAGCAAACCCTAATTGGTTTGAAAGATACTTAGTCTTATTTGCTCAAGCATTATTCTTTATTTTCTATATGATTTTATACATGATAGATTATAAAACTGCTCATAGAATGATTGGTTACTTTGAAGAAGAAGCAGTAAGAAGTTATACTGATTATCTAGTAATGGTAGAAAATGGAGAAGTAGAAAATGTACCAGCACCAGAATTAGCAATCAAGTATTACAAGATGAAAAAGTCTGCGAAACTATCTGATTTAATAGTCAAAGTTAGAGCAGATGAAATGCACCACAGTAAAGTAAATCATGGTCTCGCTGACGGCAATACATCATACAGAAGAAAAAATGGATAGTAACGAAAGAGAACAATTAACACAATATTTTACACACGTCTGGCCAAAAACTCAGAAGATGTTAGATATTGCTAGACAACAACAACCAAAAGAAGATTACGAGTGGAGAATAAACTGGACTAGACCAGAAAGATTATCTACACAAATTGATAAAGATGCTAGAGTATTAGATGTCGGTTGTGGTGAACAACCAATGAAGCAGTATCTTAATAATGTCTATGGTATTGACATAACAGATATTGGTGCAGATGAAGTTGTTGCAATCGAAGATTTTAAATCGAATGAAAGATTCGATGTTGCACTTTGTTTAGGTAGTATTAACTTTGGTAGTGAAGACTTGATATCAAAACAAGTAGAAAACTTAGTACTACACATGAAAGAAAAGTCTAGTATATTTTGGAGACTCAATCCAGGTAATGCAGACCACTTTGGTAAACTAAAAGATGTTTATGTCAGAAGTCCTAAACTATATGAGACTGATTCACTCAGACAGTTAGGTAAAGATTTAAATGAGTCAAGAAAAAAATTAAGAAAACAAGGTTTATTAGCAATGCCAAATTTCTATCCATGGACAGTGGCAAAGTCATTTGAGTTTGCTAATAAATATAATTATAACGTCACAGAAGTCATGCCTGATGGTGCAAGACTTTATGTAAAATGGGAGCGATAATATGAAAGACATATTTTTACCGATAATAATTGGAATTTTGGGTATTTCAGGATTACTATATGGTGTAATAGAAAATGCAGAAGTAAAAGGATATACAGATGTTCACAGTTGTTGGGGAGAATGTTATGAAGAATATACTGCAAAGTATGGAACATTCTCAGAACAATTAGAAGCAAAGAGAGTTGCAATGCAAATGGAAAGTCCTGCAGATAAAGGTGCAAAGATTTATGTTAATTGTAATATGTGTCATGGACAAAATGGAGAAGGTGGTATTGGCCCTAAACTTGTGGGTAGTACTTCTATAGTTTCAATGTTGATGCAATATAAAAATGGTGAAACTAGAGGTCCACAATCTGCTCTTATGTGGGGACAGGCCGCAAACTTATCTACAGAAGATATGGAGAATCTACAAGCATACATTGACACTATGCAATGAAACATTTAGCATTACGTTCTAAAAGTATGCGAAATGGTGACAGACCATTTACTGCACCAGGACTTGGCGATAGAGTGCATAGTGTTTTATTAGGTCATCTGTATAGTTTATTACATGATGATAAAGTGACAATACATCTTACTGCTGATAAAAACGATAAACCAAGAAAGCAACAATCATGGCCAGAAATCATTAGTTTGTTTCCTGATACTGTCACGTATAAAGACCATGATGTTCAAGACTTGCCAGAAAATGAGTGGTTAGCATACTTAAAAGAAAATGGTTACGATGCAGAAACTTATTATTATAAAGATACTGTAGATATGCACCCAAATGACCCACCAAAATCAATACCTTTACCATTAGATGTCTCAGAATTATTAATGAATTATCCTGTACTTGAAGCAAAACCAGAATATGCAGTATTTGTTCCTAGTAAATTCATAACTGCTCAATGGGACACAACTGACCCTGGCAGAAGCATACCTGAAGCAGAGATAAATATTATTGAAAATAGATATAAAGAACAAGGATATGAAATAGTCAGAGTTGGTGGCGAAGCAAGTATACCAGATATGAACGATAGCATACAAGCAATAGGTTATGCTATGGCAAAAGCAGATGGGCATATTGGTATCGACAGTGGATTTCTACATATGGCAAATCTATATCACAAACCAGAAGACATACATTTATACACAACTGGTGGATATATTTCTCACCACTTTGTTCGTGCAAAAGCAAGAGGAGTGAAAATATATAATGCCTAAAGTTGATGTAAGTGTAGGTGAACTCTTTGATAAACTTTCAATACTTGAAATCAAAGCATCTAAAGGATTAGATGTTGATACTGAAAAACAAAAACTTTTAGATGTCTATCAAGAATATAATAACACTCTTACTAGATATCTGTATATACATTTAAAAGAAGTAAACAGTTCACTTTGGTTGATTGAAGATAAAAAAAGAAGTTTAGAAAAAGAACAAAATTTTCATGATGACTTCATTCATTATGCAAGATTAGTTTATATACTTAATGACCACAGGGCGAGACTTAAAAAAGAAATAGATAAAGTATGCAATAGTGAAATAAGGGAGAAAAAGTCTCATGATGGCATCTAGAGTAAATAAAGACTCTATACACATATTAAAAGATATTTTACCTAATACAAAAGGTGCTGAAATAGGTGTGTGGGCAGGAAATACATCTATGCAATTTTTACGACTAGGTATTTCTGAATTACATATGATTGACCCATGGTCAGTAGAACCTTATAAAAAATCTAAAGAGTATAAAAACTATGACGAGTATTTGGCAAAATATTCTAAGATACTTAACATAGAAAAACAAGATGTAGATTTTCAAGAATACTACGATGCAATCTACTCAGAAGTATATTCGAAGTGTGGAATGGACCCAAGAGTGACAATACATCGTATGACCTCAGATGAATGGTTTGCAACTAAACCTGAAAAATTAGATTGGATATATGTCGATGGAGACCACAGTTATGAAGGGTGCCTTAGAGACTTAGAGAACTCTTTAAAAGTTGTCAAACCAGGTGGTATGATTATGGGTGATGATTATTACTGGAAACATGCAAGATATGGTAAAGAAGGTGTCACTAATGCAGTTGATAGATTTTGTAAAAGATATATGTTATTTAAAGAACCACGAGGTGAAACTCAGTTTATTCTAAGAGTGTAATGTTTGAGACTACATACCATTTTGATAAATGGAAAGAAGACAAAGAAGGCGAGTATTTTAAAATACTTGGCAAGTTTGACATTGATTTCACAGATGAAATTGAACTAGCAAGAACTACAGAAATGAAATCAAAACGATTTAACGAACAACCATATAACTATGCAAACAACAAAGCATCTGTAGTAAATAACGTATATCATGCGATTGAAGATGCTGATAATTATGCTGGTCAACCGAATGCAGAAATGTTTGATGCATACAGATATAATGATGATGATAGATTTATTAAGTTTAGAAAAGTCGCAGAATGGTTTGAATTAGATAAAACTAAAAATCAAACATGGAAGTTTCATGACCAAAAACCAAATCAACAGTTAATGTTTCATATCGATAATTTACCAGGTGAACCAAGAAAAGAAAGAATTGAAAGTAAAGAATTTAAATATGCTAGAGACAAAACAAGATTTCTAGTTTTTCTTGAAGATTGGGAACCAGGGCAGATATTTCAATTTGGTAATCATATACATACACAATGGAAAGCAGGAGAAGTTGTCACTTGGGAGTGGTCAACTTTACCACATGCAACATGGAATGGTTCATGGAAAAAAAGACCTGCACTACAAATTACAGGTACTGCAACTGCAAAGACTTGGCAAAAAATAAAAGAAGGAGACAAAAAATGCACCCTGGTTCACTAAAAAATATGGAATGGATGGTTGAAAAACTAGCACCATACTTAGAAAAAGAAAATGACATTCTAGATGTAGGTGGTGGTGGTAAACTAGAAAGAAGTTACAAAGAAATATGGACAAAATATACTAAAGACTATTATGTTGCAGATATAGTAGATGCACCAAGTGTAACTCATTTTATGGAACACAGATATTACATACCAGCAGAGAGTGAAACATTTGATGTCGTTGTTTCAGGACAATGTTTAGAGCATGTTGCAAATCCATTTAAGATGTTTGATGAAATGTGTCGTGTTTTAAAAACAAATGGCATCATTATTATCATAGTACCAAGTGCAGGACCTAGACACGATGTAAAAGACCATTGGAGATTTATGGACGATGCATTTGAAGGTATTGTCGAAGATTCTAAATACGAAATAAAAGTTATTGAAGATTATATTGATACTTTTCATTCAGGTGACCAAAGGTCAGGTAAATGGAGAGACCACATATTTGTTGGACAGAAATTAGAAGACTACATAGAAGTGAAAGTATGATAAAAGGTTATATTATAACAATGGTGAACAATCACGAATCTACGTTAGCAAGTAGACAGGTAATAGGTTCTATCAAGCAAACAAAGTCTGAAATAGACCCATTAATCTTTCCTGCGACTACACCAGATACTGTCCAACAAGATTTAAAAAAGATAACGAGTATAGATGCACAGTGGTTAAAATATAGTTATCCACAAGTCGGTGAGAAGTATGACATAGCAACTGGACTAAGACTTCGTGCATATGAGACTGGTAATATACAAAATAGAATTGCCTGCATGGTATCACATATGAGACTTTGGCAAGAATGTATTGACTTAGGAGATAAGATTATTATACTAGAACACGATGCACTTTTTACTCGACAGTTTATTGAAAACGATATTGATAAAAGTCACAAATGGAGAGGTGAAGTTGTTGGTCTAAATGACCCTAGGGGAATGACTCGTAAATCACAGGTGTATCACGACTTAGTATCAAAACAACAAGGCGTACAAGACGTGCCTTATGTTGATGAATCAAAAGACTATCCCCAGGGTCTTGCAGGTAATTCTGCATACATTATGACACCAAAAACTGCAGAACAGTTATTGATTAAAACAAAAGAGATTGGTATGTGGCCAAATGATGCGATAATGTGCAAACAATTGTTTCCATCTTTACAAGTTGTTTATCCTTATTACACTACCATACAACAAGGACTAAAGAGTACAACAACTCAATGAAATATAATATGAAAGCATTTGTTATCACTATAATGAATCACCAAGGCAGTCTAGAGACTTCTTGGAGATGCATCGAATCTGGTTATAAGTATGACTTAGACATAAAAAGATTCGAAGCAATCACACCGAGAGACGAACCACTAACGTTTTTAGAACAAGAAGGTATACCAAGAGAAGGTTTTGAAGAACAATACTCTCGTAATTTAAATTGTATATCTGCATTTTGTTCGCATTACTCTTTGTGGCAGAAGTGTGTAGAGTTAGATGAAGAGATACTTATCTTTGAACACGATGCAGTATTAACTGCACCTATACCAAACGTACCATATACTTTTATCTGTAGTTTTGGTAAACCTAGTTATGGTAACTTTAATATACCACAAACATTAGGTCTAAATCCGTTAACTAGTAAAAGATATTTTCCTGGCGCACATGCATATGGTATCAAACCCGCAGGTGCAAAATTACTGATTGACCAAGCAAAGATAGATGCTGGACCAACTGACACGTTCTTACATCTAGATAGATTTAACTTTCTTCAAGAATACTATCCATGGCCTGCAGAAGCAAGAGATAACTTTACAACTATTCAGAACGTTAATGGTTGTCTTGCTAAACACAATTACAACGAAAACTACGAAGTGTCCGATGTCTAATGTTTTTGTAACAGGGTGTGACCACAATACAGAATGGCAATTACCCTGGTTTATTAAAAACTTTAAAAAATTTAATACTACAGAATTAGTTATTGCTGACTTTGGCATGATGAATTACCCTGATGGTGATTTTACTTACATCGACATGTCACAAAACAAAGCAGAAGGTTGGTTTAAAAAACCTTCTAGTCTTATCAAAGTCGCTGAACTAGGTTATAGCAAAGTTTGTTGGTTAGATACAGACTGTCAAGTGTTAGAAGATATCTCGGATATATTTAATTATGCTGAATCAGATAAACTTGGTATGATAGAAGACAGACCATGGAGTAAAAGAAGACCAGAAATGGGTGCATGGTATAATAGTGGTGTTATTTTGATTCAGGGCATACCATTAGTACTTCGAGACTGGGAAAAACAATGTATCGAAAACCCACAACAAGGTGACCAAGAAGTTTTATATTTAATGATGGAAGGTAATGCAATCAAAAAACTTGGTGCAATTAATCCTTTACCACATGAATACAATACGTTACGCCTAGACTACATAGATAACATAGACGTAAAAAACCCAAAAATAATACATCATACAGGAAAGAAAGGAGACGATGTTATCAAGGAGCAAATAAATGCACGAGTATAAAGTAAATGTTTTAAGAGTCGTTGATGGAGATACTGTTGATGTTGATATAGACTTAGGTTTTTCTACTTGGTTAAAAAAGCAGAGAATAAGACTATATGGTATTGATACACCAGAAACCAGAACGAGAGACTTAGACGAAAAGAAGTATGGTAAAATGGCAACTAATTTTTTATCAGATACAATCAAAGATGCAGAAGTTGTCGCATTACGTACATACAAAGATAAGAAAGGTAAGTATGGTAGAATACTTGGCGAAATCATTTGTGATGGAGTAAATATGAATCAAGTCATGGTTGAAACTCACCTTGCAGTTGCATATTTTGGCCAATCAAAAGAAGATGTTGCAGAACAACACTTGCAAAACAGAGAACTTATTGACCATAAGACTTTATTCGGATATAATGAATGACAAAAAGAATTAACATTCTGGGTAATGGCAATCATGCTGGTCTTTTTCAGAGAGGTTCGCCTGGGACTTTACTTATTTGTAACATGCCTCCCATGGAAATACCACCAGAAGAAGTATATGCAACATGCATGGTAGATTACAAAATGATGAAAGCACTTCAAGAAGGTAAGTTTGCTCTTGACCAATATGACTGGATTCTTGGCACTAGACCAAGACATTGGATGGAGATGCAAGGTAGTTTCTATTTAAAGTATTCTCATAAAGTAAGAGGTTTCTATCCACACGTTCCTAAGTATGCTGGTAATGCCACAAACTTTAACTGTGGACATTTTGCAGTTCATTATGCATGTAATAAAATGAATGCAGATGAAGTTCATATTTATGGGTTTGATTCTATCTTTGAAATGGACATTACATCTTGGACAGACACAATTCTAGAGTCTGATAGAAGCACAGAAAATACTGTCAGACTCGCCAACAATTGGCGTCCAATATGGACCGAAATGTTCAAAGAATTTCCAGATACTACTTTCTTCTTGTATCATACTCACAATAATATAAAGATTCCGATACAATCAGATAATGTAGAAATTGTTGTCACAACAAGTAAAGAATCAAAGCAAGTTTAATTCTTTCTTGTCCATAGTCCTAGTACATCGAAAGATGCATGATAACAAACGGTATAGAAATAGGTGCGGTTAAGAATGCTACGAATTTACAGACTTCACAGACATGGCACACGGTGTCATTATCTTTTAGGTTTTCAATTTTTTGCACTACAATCTTCGCACCAACTCTTAGTTGTGCAGTAGTCATAGTGACTTTCCTCTTATTACTTTACGTTATAAAAAACACGAATATTTATAATATAAATATCGTTGACATTAGTATATATAAGAATCTTATTTTCTACCAGATTTTGATTATATCTGACCAATCATTTTTGTTTACCATATCAGATAAGTTTTTGTGTTGAAGTTTAAATGTCTCTTCTATACCAACTTTATCAAATAAATCATGAACACTTACCTTCTCGCCATTTGAATCAACTGTGTCCCAAACAATTGGATTTATTACTCCTCTTCTGATTCTATGAGGAGTGTGATTTCCTTCAGGGTCTGCATCTGTATCAAATACTCTTCTTCCTTTATTTAAAGTACTTAAAGATACTGCGCCGTCACCTTTTCTACTTACTAAACTAGACTGAATTACTTTTTCAAAGTTTGTTATTCCTTCTGGATTTTCTGGTATATCGCTAGTAATACCTCGATAAGTCATTAAACCTTGCTCTAAAGACCTATTCATCGGTCCACGAGGAGTATAAACATCTTGAAGAACAAAGTCAGGTTTACAATAATGTGCAAAGTCTCGTTTAATATCAGATGCTTTATATGTCATACCTTCTTCGGGTCTATCGTGATTAAGTAATACAACTGCATCAAATTTAATATCTGAAGGAACATTAATACTATAACCACTAAAAACATTTTCGCCAAGAGTATATGGTTTTGATGAACTAAGCATTTTTACTTTATATCGTGAGTACAAATAGTGAAATAGACTATCACCAGGAGGCATTGCCACATGTAAATTTAAAGGACAATTTAACAGTTTTTGCCAAACAAGACTAAAGTGCTGAACTAAAGTGTGTGTTGGACAGAAACTATCTGTTCTTGTATCTAAAAATGGTATTGTTGTAAAGTCTCTATCGTATAAATGATTGTGTTTTCTATCATTCCAGTTTGGTATGACTAAGATATTATTTCCACCAATAGTGTTTGCTAAAGATAATAACATGTAATGTGGAATTTGACCACCTCTAAACATAACTCTAGCAACTATCTGATTTGGTATAACTTGTGGGTCTAACCAAGATGCATTATGTTTACAGTAATATTCTAAATGTGTATTTAATATATCTGTTTCAAAACTTATGGCATCTAATGAAAGATATTGGAAACTGAACTCGTCTCCATCAAAGTTATTCATTACCGATATTTTCATATTAACCTTTGTATATTTTTTGAATATGGTCCTCAAATGCCTCAATCTTTTCTAAACGATTTGGCCATTTAATTAATTCTTTTTCAGGGTTTGCTTTTAAATTATTAAGTAATGGTTGTATTGCACCAAATAGTTTATCAAGTTTTTCTTGAGTTGCTTCTACACTCGATGAGGTTTCAGATACTTTTTTTTCAATCTCTTGTACTGTATCGAGTTCGTCTTCATCTACTAACGTAAATCCAAAATCAAATATTTCGTCTGCCATAATATTACCTTGTCCATTTATTTATATATCGGATTATTGTATATACAATCAATCCACCTACCACATAAATTATACCTTCAACCCAACCAGTGTTAGTTAATAGTTGTTCTAATGCACTAAAATCTATGTCCATGTTTCTCTCCTTTGATGTATCTATTTATACTTGACATTATCTGTATGACCATGTATAATTATGAACAATGACTCAAATATTTAATAGAGGTGGTTCTCTACGATACGACATGAAGGGTAAAAAACGTAAGAATCATCTAGCAAATCCAGTCAAAAAACCCACTAGAGTACTCGCAAAACAGAAAGAAGTATCTCCAGAAGTATTAAAAGAAGTCAAAAGAAAACAAGAAGAACGAGAACTTGCAAAGCAAGATTTCTTTGAAAGACTTAAAAAGTCAGTAGGTAATACTGCTAAACAAGAAACAAAAGTATATTCTGGTGAGAGAAAACTTATGGGCATCGCAACGATGCATAAGTCTAATGCAGTACCAGTATTCGAAGATGATAAAAAACTTGCAAAAGATATCGCAAAAATGCGAAGATAAGGGTTGACAAATGTTGTTAGTCTTGTTATAATAACAACATAAATTAGAGAGGTAAAAATGTCAAATCAATTTAACGAAGCAATCAAAGACAACATTGAAATGCAAGTCTTGAGTGCAAATTATACAATCGAAGAATTATTAGATGAACTTCAAATGACTTATCAAGAAGCAATTGAAGAAGGGTTTGATTACGATAAGTTATTAGATTTATTAATTGAAAAGAGATTCGATGAATCTCCACAACTTTAACAGAGATAGAGAGGTAAATATGTCAGTTAGTTATAGAGAAAGAAAGTTATCAAAAGTACTTAATCTTTTGAAAGGCGAAAAAGAGAAAGAATATTTTCTTTCACTTTATAATAGTCTACCAGCAATATCTAAAACATATATGAAAGATGCTTTAGCATTTCAAGTATATGAAAGATTTCAAAACGAAGAACTTGACTCTTTGGGTTATGGTATTCTTAGTGATTTTTCTCCACAAACAGATATCATTGAATCATTTTATTACGAATGCAGAGATAAAACTGATTTTGTAAAATCATTTCATTCTGCAATCACTAGATTAATTTGGAGAGAAAGACTTGAGAATCATAAAGCATTTTATCTTTATGATAGTAATTCTCCAATGTTGTTTCAAGAACGACATGGTTTACATGCTAAATCTGTAAAAGAAGGTGCATCATGATTGACGGTGTAAATTTGACAGATTGTAAAACATTAGAAGAATACTGCGAAAAGAAAACTGCAGAATACAAAGCAAATGGTTGGTCAACAGTCAGTTGTCAAATAGAATTTTACAACGATGCTGGTGTGTATACTCTTGAAGATGCCATCAAATGGGAACTTTATGGTACGTATTCAGACATACATAAAGATGCTCGTGGGTTTAGACCTAGATTTAACTTTTTAGAGTATACTGTAAACGAACTTGAAGAAATGATTGACGATGTTTCAGAAGAAGCAAAAGAAATTGCAGAAATGGAACGAAGAGAAGAAAGACGTGCATGGGTAAATCTTAGAAAAGAAATTATTGACCATGCAGAGTATTTTAATATTTCTTTGAAAAAATCATTAGAAGAAAATATCATAAAAGCAGATGTTATGTATGGTGACACTGGTCAAGTAGATTTAGGGTATTACTGTTATAAAAGAGGTATACCTTTTTCAAAGTACAAGATTATTACTAAAGTCTTAGAGCAAAAAGTCGAAGAGAAATATGGTGATAAAATAGTAAACATAGAGGTGTGATAATATGAAACTTGTTTTAAAAACATACAAAGGTGATATCTTATCAAGGGTTGAACAAAAAGAACCCTTGTCAAAAAGATATTTAATTGAAAGAGAAAGTGGCGAAGTGATTCAGTTAAACTGTTATCATTATGGACCACATCAAGCAGAAGCAATATTGAGAGGTGAACCATGGGTTATACACAAGTAGTCTTGACAATTTTTGTTTCATTGTATATAATACTACTTTTAACATATATGGGTATAGTATAATGATTATAATTGATTTATTAATAATTGGTGGTTTTATTGGTATTGGCATCATCATAGCATCTTTGATAGTTAAAGATGTACGAAAAAGTCTTAAAGTGAAAAAACATATTGATAATCTACCAGAAAAAAGAGAAGATAGACCAGGTGTTGCAATAAGTAATAAACCACCACTTACTGGTAAAGGTCAATTTGATAAACAAAGAACTACGTATACAGAAGGTGACAATACATGAATGTTTTTTATTTAGACCACCACACACAGAGGTGTGCAAAGCAACATGTAGATAAACATGTTGTCAAAATGATAGTTGAGTATGCTCAGTTATTATCAACTGCTCACAGAGTTTTAGATGGTGAAGAATATGAAGGCAGAACTGCAAACAATCGCAGAATTCGTAGATTTAAAATGGCAGATTCAAACATAGAAAATACATTGTATAAAGCAAGTCATATTAATCACCCAAGTGCAATATGGGTCAGACAGAGTTCTCAACATTATCGATGGTTGTATCGTTTGTTTATGTGGTTGTGTGTTGAATATACGTATCGATATGGTAAAATTCATTCTACAGAGAGATTACTAGGTAAATTACTAGGTAATATTCCTAAGAATATAAAAGACAATGGGTTCGTAGAACCTCCACAAGCAATGCCAGATTATTGTAAAATACCTGGTGATTCAATCAAAGCATATCAAAAATATTATGTTGAAGAAAAGATTGGGTTTGCAAAGTGGACTAAACGTGATATACCAAATTGGTTTGTCGCAGAAGCATATGCAGGATTTGGTGAACCCGCTGGTTATGCCAGTTAGGTTTTAATTTAAATGTCAAACATACGAGAGGTATAAAATGGCGAGACAAATAGGTAAAGAAGCACTTCCATCAATGATGAAGTATGCTTTTAATGATGGTAAGATACCAGAGAAAGAAAAACAGTATATCAAAATGATATTGACTGGTGGTAGTTCATCTGGTGTATATAAAGAAGAACTAGTTCTTCATAAGTTAGGTTATGAGTTAAATGAAAATACTCATGATTATGATGGGTATGTGGACGGCAGACCAGTAGAAGTAAAATCTGAGTCTTATATTCCTTTATCAGAAACAAATAAGACAAAAAAAGCATGTAGTGGTGCTATTGCATTTGGTTCTCCAGCAAATCCAAAACAAAAAGCAAATCAGTTTAGTAAAGATGACATGTTATGTGTAGTAACTAGTTGGACATCTAATGGTAAATGTATTGCTATATTTGAGTTTGATTGGAAAGATTCTGAACTTCACAGTAAAATGAAAACATACAAACCAAATTCATCTTCTGCATTTAAAGGAACTGCAAACGATTTTAAAGATTGTAAAAGTTTGACAGTTAGTTATGCAAATCCTAAATATTTTAAATATTTAAGTTCAACAATGCAAGAAATTGTAAAACCTAGTATCATGGCAGATATAGATGCTTTATCTAAAGAAGAAATTCTAGCAGAAGTTTGTAAAGGTAAAGGTGAACAACTTAAGGAAATGTATTTCGAATGTCTCATATCTTCTTAGAGTTAGAAAGAACTACAGTAGTTAAAACTCTTATAAATAACATTGTAGATATCAAATTTCTTAAAGAGAAAGATGGTGGTACAAGAGACATGAAATGTACTCTTATGGAATCTGAAATACCAGATGATAAAATGCCAAAGTCAGAAATGCTTTGGCACTATCAAGATACAGATAGAGTTATCAAAGTATTTGATTTAGATGTTCAACAGTGGAGAGCATTTCGTCTAGAGAATTTAATAAAGTTTGATATTGACTTTACTTGATTCTCCTGATATAATACAACGAATACAAATAATACGTGAGAATACATGGAAGAAGTAAAAGAAAGTGCATCGTATGATAATTATCTAGATACAGATAATAGAATTCAAGATGACTACAAAGCAACATTAGATAAGTATGTCGGCGAAGAACTGACTACTGCCCTCCCCGATAAAGTTTTAACAAGAGAAGAAAAAGCAGGTGTGCATAAAGTTTTGTATGTGCATTTTCGTAATGTCGATGACATGGTAGAATACTGCTCTTTGATTGGTCAATGTATAGACTACAAAACTAAAGTTGCATTTTATCCACAAGCAGACCCTGAGACTTCACTATTTGGTGAAGAAGAAGAACCTACTGGTATTAAGATTGATAAAAACTTATTACTTCCTCGTTCTAAAAACAAGAGTGAGTCTGCATTAGATATTGAAGTCAATGAAGGTGTGACAGATGTAAATGCAAAATGGAAAGAACATTGGGTTGACATGCCAGAATATGTGCAAGAAGATAACCCATCGTTTCGTACAATACATATGCATTTTCGTACAGAAAAACATTATCAAGACTTTGCTAAACGTATTGGTCAAGAACTTACAGAAAAAACAAATGCTATCTGGCACCCTAAGTTAGATATTACAAAGAATAGATTTCTTCGATGGGTAGATGACGGGTTTACTTTTCCACTCAGACACCCAATGTATATTGTCTCGAAAGGTCGTGCAGATTCAATGATTACATCTAGGTCTTTATCACGTATGAAGATACCACATTATATCGTAGTCGAACCACAAGACATGCAAGACTATGACAAAGCACTTGACACGTTTGATATTCGTGAATATGTGACATTATTAGAAGCACCATTTTCAAATCATGGTGATGGACCAGGTCGTGCAAGAAACTGGGCATGGGACCACTCAATTAGTATTGGTGCAACAAGTCATTGGGTACTAGATGATAATCTAGCAGACTTCTACAGATTACATAACAATGAAAGAATACGATTCGAAAGTTCTACAGGTTTTCGTGTCATGGAAGATTTCGTTGACAGATACGATAATGTTTATATTGCTGGTCCTCAGTATCGATTCTTTATCGCACCAAATCAAAAGTATCCACCATATGTTGCAAATACTAGAATCTATTCTTGTTTGTTAATACGTAACGATTGTAAACACAGATGGCGTGGTAGATACAACGAAGATACAGATATTTGTTTAAGAGTTATGAAAGATGGCGATGTTTGTTTGCAGTTCAATGCATTCATGCAGGGTAAGATGGCAACTCAAACAGTTAGTGGTGGTAATACTGCAGAATTCTATCATGCAGAAAATACAGATGCAATGAAAGAAGGTTACAATACTGATGGTACTATTAATAAGTCTCAGATGCTGGCAGACATGCACCCAGACGTTGCCACGGTCGTCTGGCGATACGGAAGATGGCATCACCATGTAAACTATAATCCATTTAAGAAAAACAAACTTAAATTCAAAGACAACATACATCTATCTACAGGTGTGAATAATTACAATATGATTCTCGATAGAAACTTTCAAGACCCGAGATTCAGTAAGTGAAAATAGTTTTACCCTACTCAGCACATAAAGGTTTTGATGTCAATTCAACCAAGATGGTTGGTGGCATAGAAAAGTTTATTAAAGATGTCGCAGATAATTTTGATGTCTTACCTGTTCGTGTGACAGAAGAAGATAAGAAAGCAAACAAGATAAGACAGATAATTGAATCAGCAATTGGTCGACACGAACCAGATATGCTTATGTTAAATCAATTGGGTATGGGTAATTATCTTTCGAAACTAGGCATACCAATCGTTGCAATCTGGCATGAACCACTGATTAGAACTATTGCACTTGAAAACAAATGCAACTATTTAAAACAATTGCAATCGTTAAATGCTCATGTTTATATGGTAAGTGAATATCAAGAAGAATGGTTTAGAGAGCAATCAATTAGAACTACTGGGTCAGACTTCGATGAAATACATGGTCACATTCACCCGTCTTATTTAAAAGGTGATGAAGTAGTTTATGCTAAAAAACCTTATGACGTTGGCACGATTGGGTCTGCATATGAAAGCAAGAATCCATTCTACGTTCACAAACAATCTGTTAACGAACTAGACAGTTTAGTGTTAACAAATGATATTGCATATAAAAGTAATGCAGAATATTTAGATAAGAATAGACATTGGCAAGAACCACAGACAACTTTGTTTGACTTAGACCATAATGTTGTTCTTGAAACAATAGCAAAATGTAAAGTATTCTGTTCAACATGTCCAGAAGAATCATATGGTATTACTGCTCAAGAGGCATTGGGTCATGGATTACCTGCAATATTAATTACAGATAAATCTAATAAACATGCAAGTGAATCAATAGCAGTACATAAAACTCACTATCGTAAACTACCGAAGAGTTGTAGTAAAGCAGACTTCGTTGCAACAGTAAAAGAGTTAAGTAAATTACCACATACAACTAGACTAGACATTTCAGAAAAAACTAAAGAAAAACATAGTCTACAAAATTGGAAACAACAACTGAAAAATATCTTCGATAAACGTCTCGCAGACAAGAATGTAAAAAATTCACTGGTTGACTTTTTCGTTTAAATATGTTATAATAGCATTTTAGACGAGAGGTATATAAATATGAATAGAGAACTATTTGTGAAAAAAAGAAAAGTATATAAACAAAACCCGAAACCATTTGAATGGGAACATGGTAGTTATAATGCTGGTGAAATAATAAATGGCAGTTGGGTATACTACGACTACTATGGCAAAGACGTTGACAATCCAGAAAATAATAGATACGAAGAAAATCCCCATACTTTTAAATGGGCATTTACAGACGATAAGTATAATAATTATACAAGTCTTATCATAACTTGGAAACACATAAAGATAATCGAGAACAATGCACCTGTCACACCCTATGGTTTGAAAAGGTGGATATGTGACGTAATCTTAAAGGAACAAAATGACGAAACAAGAGAAAGAAACAACAAAAAAGCAAGAGAAAGAAGAAGCAGTAAATAATAATTTTCTGACAAAGAAAAAGTTTACTGAAATGATTCTTGAATCTGTTAAGAATGATGGACATGGATACATTGATGCTATTGTCCATATATGTGAAAAGAACAACATAGAATTAGAAGACATAAAAAAATATATATCTCCAGCAATCAAAGACCAAGTTGAAGCAGAAGGTATGGATTTGCATATGTTACCTAAAGGGAATACATTGTTTTAAACAATGTTAAATAATGCTTGACTTTATTTGTGCAAACAAGTATAATGACAGCAATTTTATATTATGTGTAAGTGGACAAAAATAATACAACGAATACAAAGGAGAAATACATGTCATTCGCAAACTTAAAGACCAATAGAACAGATGTCTCAAAACTCGTTTCAGCGGTGCAAGAAGCATCGGGTGCCACAACTCAGAAGAAATCGTATGAAGACGAAAGATTCTGGAAACCAACTGTCGATGAATCAGGTAATGGGTATGCCGTTATTAGATTCTTACCAGCAGGTGAAGGTCAAGAATTACCATGGGTAAGATACTTTGACCACTTCTTCAAGGGCCCTACAGGTCAATGGTATGTAGAGAAGTCTCTTACATCTATTGGTCAAAAAGACCCATTGGGTGAATTGAATTCTAGATTATGGAATTCTGGTATAGATGCAGATAAAGAAACTGCAAGAAATCAAAAACGTAGACTACACCATGTAGTAAACATTCTTGTTGTCTCAGACCCTGCAAACCGTGCCAATGAAGGTAAAGTCTTTTTATATGACTTTGGTAAAAAAATCATGGACAAGATTATGGACGTGATGCAACCTCAATTCCCTGGTGAAGAACCTGTCAATCCGTTTGACTTTTGGAATGGTGCAGACTTTGAACTAAAGATTACTAATGTTGCTGGTTACAGAAACTACGATAAATCTTCATTCAAACCTACTACATCATTATACGATGCAGACGAAACAAAACTAGAAGCAACATATAATGCTATGTTTGATGTTGCTGAGTTCGTTGAACCTACCAACTATAAAACATATGATGAACTAAAACAGAGATTATCTGTAGTTCTGGGTGAAGCAGTTGGTGAAGGTATGACTCAAAAAAGTGAGGACTTAACTAAGACCGCAGAAGCAGTTGAACCATCTTCGATGGAAACACCTGTCGTATCTGCAAGTGCGCCAGCACCAGAAGTTAATGCTACTGAATCAGATGATGAAACTTTGAGTTATTTTGCTAAACTGGCAAATGACGAATCGTAAAACTTGTTAATATAAAAACAAGTTTTTAAGGGCGATACTAATTACCTCTCAGTATCGCCCTTTTTTTATCCCCTACTTTTTTTTCTAGGATTTACTGCTGGTTCTGGTGGGCCACTCATTGCTAGTGTGTCACCAC